GGTGTTTCAACGCGGGGACGGAGAAGGAGAGGCCGGAAGGTCAGCCAACCAGAGCGAGCGAACTCAATCATTTGGTAAGTCAGGATGCTGGGAAATCTTCCCAACTCAACCCCCGGTTTGTGGCGGAAATGATGGGATTTCCCGTGAACTGGACGGAATTACCTTTTCAAAATGGCGCAACGAATCCATCAAAGCCTACGGCAACGCAATAGTGCCGCAGGTTGCCTATCAAATCTTCCAAGCGATACAAAACGCGAATGAACAGTACTGAACTCATCGGACGAGCGCGGGACCGCTGGAACGAGATAGACCACGAGGGCCTCGACTGGTTTTCGTTCTTTAACGGCTGGCTCGAGGGCAGGGCAGATATTGCCTACTCAAAGAAAGAAGCTGGTGACTATTAACTCTAGCTGGTGACTATGGCTGCGACTATGGCTGGTGACTATTCCACAGAGGGAAATGCGTTTCCTTCTGTGACCCTAAACAACACCCAAACAGCGAACAACAATCCTTAAACATGAAATCCCAGCACACACCCGGCCCGTGGACTGTTGCCCCTTTGGGCACTATAGAATTCAAAGGTGGGTTCATCGGTGAGGCCTATGATATGAACCCGGGTTATTACGGCGAAAAATCAGAAGATCTTCCGGTGATGGCGAACGCCCGGCTGATGGCGGCGGCCCCGGATATGCTTGAACTGTTACAGGCATTGACCGGGTTCGACAGCATCCGTAAAGCCCACGCAATGAGAGCAACATTGAAACTCTTAAAAGAATTCAAATGAACTACCTCGGCTACCTCGATACGTGGAGCGTCTTCGACTTCACCGGCTGGTACCTCTTTGTTTCACTCTTTTTCTTTGTCCTACGAGATGAGCTATACAAAAGCAGAGCGCGCAGAAATCGCGAAGAACATTCGTGATTACGCCAAAGAGCGCCGCATCGAATACTGGAAGAACTACAACCTCAAAGACGACGAGGACACACGGTGCTTCACCAGATACGCCACGAACTACGATTACCTTTGGCTCCAAGCCGTCGCAGACGACGTACTCGGAAAAATCAAGCACGATGAACTCTACTGGATTGACAAGGGTTAAGCTCTCCCAACTCAAGAGCAACCCGAACAACCCGCGAATCATCAAGGACGACAAATTCCGGAAGCTGGTCCAGTCGATTCAGGACTTCCCGGAGATGCTAGAAGCCCGGCCTATCGTGTGCGACCCCGACGGGGTAGTTCTCGGAGGGAATATGAGGCTCAAAGCCTGCCGGGAGGCAGGGCTCAAGGAAGTAGCCGCCTACGTCGTTACATGGGAGGAATCCAAGCAGAGGGAGTTTATCATAAAGGACAATGTAGGATACGGAGAATGGGACTGGGACGAGCTCGCAAATACGTGGGACCCCATCCAGCTTGAAGAATGGGGGCTCGACGTGTGGCAGGAAGAGGAGGAAAAAGAAGAAAAGCCCGTTAAAGAGAAGTGCGAAACCTGTGGGAAATGAGCTTGACGGAATTGACACCTAAAAAGACTATGCTAGACGCTCTCGAGCGTTCACTCGGCATCGTGTCTACAGCTTGCGAGAAAGCAGGTATCAGCCGGCAGACCCACTACAACTGGCTGAAGGACGATCCCGAATACAAGGAGGCGGTTCGAGCTATCGAAGAGCGGACTATCGACTTCGCAGAATCCCACCTACACGCGCTCATCAAGGACAAGAACCCGGCCGCGACTATCTTCTTCCTAAAGACCAAAGGGAAGAACCGCGGCTACGTAGAACGCCAAGAAATCGAAATCAACGAGCCTCGGCCGCTTACGTGGTTTAAGGAATGACCCTTGCACAGTCTTACTACGACTGCAAGAACTCGACCTCACGCATCCAGATACATCAAGGAGGCACCCGGTCGGGGAAGACCTATTCTATACTCCTTTGTCTTATCGAGTTCTGCTACAAGAACCCAAACGCGGGAGCCGTCGTTACCGTAGCCCGGAAGACCTTCCCGGCTCTGCGTGCTTCCGTCATGCGGGACTTCTTCTCTATCCTCGAACGCGAGGAGATATACAACCCCGAACTCCACAACAAGAGCGACGCTACCTACCTACTCTTCGGGAATCTCGTGGAGTTCATCTCCGTAGACCAGCCCCAAAAGGTTAGAGGCAGGAAGCGGGATATCCTTTTCATAAACGAAGCGAACGAGGTCTCTCTGGAGGACTGGAGGCAGCTCCTTCTCCGGACTACCCTCAAGGCAATAATCGACTACAACCCTTCGGACGAGTTTCACTGGATCTACGACGAAGTAATACCCCGAGACGATGCGCAATTCTTCAAGACGACCTACCGAGACAACCCCTTCCTACCGGCGGAACTCGTCGCCGAAATTGAACGGCTACAAGTGGCCGACGAGAACTTCTGGAGAGTCTATGGACTCGGAGAGCGAGGAGCATCCCGAAGCACCGTCTTCACCCACTACACCACAGTAGACCGCGTAGGCCCGGAATGGAAGCTCGTAGCCTACGGGCTAGACTTCGGGTATACGAACGATCCGACCGCGGTGGTAGGAGTCTACACCGATGGACACGGGTACCTTCTCGACGAGGTGCTCTACCGAACCGGACTCTCGAACCGGGAGATATCGAAGCTCCTCGAGGTAGGGAAGTCGCAAGTGATAGCCGACTCCGCGGAACCGAAATCTATCGACGAGCTCCACGGGTACGGGCTCAACGTCCACCACGCAAGGAAGGGCCCCGACTCCGTACGGGCAGGGATTCAATTCCTACAGTCTCGGCCCCTTGCGGTGACCTCTGGGAGCGTGAACCTCATCAAGGAACTCCGTAACTACAAGTGGAAGGAAGACAAGAACGGGAAGGTCCTAAACGAGCCTGTAGACGCGTTTAACCACGCTATCGACGCAGCGAGGTACGCGGCGATGTTCAACCAGTCGAACCCCAACTTCGGGAGGTATAGGATAGGATAGAGAAAAAAAGTTCTGAAAATATTTGGAGGTTTAGAAAGGTTGCCTATCTTTGTGGGGTCAAACAAACAACGAGAAAACATGACACTTGGAGACCTTCCCTTCGGCACTTCAGTTCTTTACAACGACTGCAAAAATTACGACGTTCGATTTGTGGTTATCGGGCAGGTTAAAGACGATTGGGGTTTGCGGGTTGAAATGCTCAAGGAAAACGGCTGTTTTGAATCATTCTGCGCTCATTACGATATTGGTAGAAATTGGAGTATTGCAAAGGATGAAATTTAACTGCATCTAATATCAAACCGCCCCCGGCTTCGGTCGGGGGCTTCATCAAACAACAATGGTTGGTGAATCGATGCAAGCAAGCAACACGCAAGGGGCTACGGCCCCTTTTTTTGTGCCTAATTTTGAGGAATCCACCCTCTTCCGTTATTCTCTCGTATGAACATCCCCTACCGCTGGGCTGACCTCACGCTCGGAGACCTTCAGGTACTAATGTCGAACGCGCCCGATCTGGAAAAGGTCGGCCACGTATGCCGCCTCTCGAAAGAGGAGGTACTGAAGCTCCCGATGGGAACCGTACTCGACGCGCTCAACAGGATTAACCACATCCCCGAAGTAGCCCGGCATGAGCAAGTGATTACAATCGAAGGGAAGAAGTATGGCTTCGTAAAAGACTGGGACGAGTTCACCACCGGGGAGTGGATTGACTGCGAGAGCTATCAGGAGGACTTCTGGCCAAACGCTCACAAAATCATGGCGGTTCTCTACCGGCCGATGAAGTACCACGTAGGAAAAGAATACAGCCTGAAGAAGTACACGGCCAAAGAGGACGCGGAGCCGTTCAAAGGGATGCCGGCCGACCTCTTTTCAGGTGCGCTGCTTTTTTTTTGGAATACAAGAATAACACGTCTGCAAACTTTGCAAGCGTCTTTGCTGGAGGTGACGGAGGGAGTTCTCAATTCTACGAGAAGTGGAAGTGGTACCCCATCCTCTACACGCTCGCGAACAACGACGTTCTCCAAATGGATAAAATCACGGAGCTCCCGGTTCACGTCGTACTTCAGCACCTCGCGTTCCTCAAAGACCTAGCTATAGAGCAAAAGAAGCGATGATTACACTAAACACAATTGTAAAGAGGTTCGAGGACTTCGCAGATAACCACTTCTTCATCCGCTCCTTCTCGTTTGGAGGGCCGGAGGATGTGGATCTGGAGAAGTTCGACCAATACCCTCTCCTCCACCTCATCTACACCGGAGCGACGTACGAGGACACAATCAAGACTCTCGACTTCGAGGTATATATCTTCGACCTTCCTTCGGCCTATGAGGACAAGAACGAGCGCCAGAAGGAGGTAGTAAGCGACGCGGAACAATGCGCAGAGGATATCCTCGCAGATATCGCGAACGGGCAGAACATCTTTATCGATTCGGAGGACTACGAGATAGCGAACGCCAGCGTCACTCCCCTTCAGGAAGCGAACTCGAACGTACTCGCGGGCGTTCTTCTGGAGCTTTCTATCACGCTCCCCTACGATCGCTCTGCGTGCGATGCTCCGATTAACGGAGTTCAGCCGGAGGGAGGCGGGTTCGTCTACCAGCGGCGCGGATTGCTCCGGGTTCTGACTCAGAACGGGACGGTAGACGTTCTTTCGGTGAATACTATCAAGGTCACGAACGGAACCCTCATCGACGAGGGGAACGGAGTGGTCTCTATCGACACGGGAGGAGGCGGAGCGGAGAATCTCGACGACCTCGCAGACGTAGTTATCACGGACCCTCTAGACCACGATTCGCTCGTGTACGACGAGGGAACCGGGGACTGGATTAACGGAGCCCCAAAAGCTCTCGACCTTCCGATTTACAACGGTACAGCCAGCCCTATCCTCAAGGGAAGGGCAGTAAAGGCTACGGGAAGCCACGGAGATAAAGTAGAGGTAGGGCTGTACTCAAATACCGACGACCCGAAGGTATTCATCGGGCTTACCACGGCGCAGATACCAGCGGGAGGAACGGGACACGCAAGGACCTACGGAGAGCTTCGCGGCATCGCTACCGATATGTACCCTGTAGGAACGATTCTGTACTGTGGGACGCTCGGACAGCTCACAGACACGGAGCCGGTAGGGAAGTACGCACGTATCGCCGCTGCTACCGTTATCCGGTCTCAGCAAAATACCGGGAGGCTTTTCATCCGTACATGGCAGCCGCAGTTTACGCTGAACTCTTTAGCAGACGTTTATTACGACCCGCTGGAGTCGTGGATAGGTAGCCCGATTGTTCTTACTTGGAGCACTACGCTACAGCAGTACCAGAGGCAGGTTCTTGTTCTTAGCTCTGCCCTTACTTCTCTTACAGACGTAGATATTCGAGGGGTAGTAAACAACTCAGCGCTGGTCTACAACTCGACCACGACTAAGTGGGAAGACAAGCCGCTCCGGATTGAGAACTGCGGGGACGTTACCTACATACCGGCCTCTACTTCGAACGGGGCAATCCTTCAGTGGAGCAGCTCCCTTCAGAAATGGACCGCACCGCCTAAAATCGGAAAGGCTCCCGCTCCAGCCGGAGAAGGGCAATTCTTGATTTACGTAAACACGGCCGGAGAAGAGGACTCAACGAACGGTCTTCGCTGGGATGAGGCTACGGACCGTCTAGCAATTGGAAAGACCACACCTACCGAAGCTCTCGACCTGGTAGGAAACATCGCGGTAACCGGGACCGTAGATGGAAGGGATATCGCTACGGACGGAACAAAGCTCGACGGAATCGGCGCAGGAGCTACGGTAGTTTCTGTAACAGGTACGGCCCCCATTGTTTCGAGCGGTGGAGCAAGCCCGGCTATCTCAATTACAGCCGCTACAACCTCCGCCGCGGGCTCTATGAGCTCCGCAGATAAGACGAAGCTGGACGGGATCGCGGCGGGTGCGGAGGTGAACCAAAACGCGTTCTCAAACTTCGCGGTATCTGGGCAGACTACGGTAGCAGCAGACACGAAAACCGACACGCTCACCTTGGTAGCAGGTACGAATATCACGCTTACCACCGATGCGACTACCGACACCATAACAATCGCAGCGAGTGGTGGCGGAACTTCCTACAGCACCGTACGCACGCAGAGCGGCACCACGTACACACTGGCGTTGACCGATGCAGGGGACTACATTCAAACCACTAGCACCACGGCCGTCACGATTACGGTGCCGCCTCAATCCTCCGTGACGTGGGCAGCAGATACGGAAATCTACTTCGAGCAAAACAATACCGGCCAAATCGCAATTCTCGCAGGGACAGGAGTGACCGTGAACACGAGCGAAACGCTCAAGAGCTTCGCACGCTATTCGGTGCTGGCGCTTAAGCGCGTAGCGGAGAACGTATGGACACTCACAGGTGAACGCGCACTGGTATGATGTTCCTAAAAGCAGTAAGCGCCGCACGGCGCACCTATCCCGTAGTAACGAACGGACTCAAGCTGTACCTCGACGCGTACAATACGCGAAGCTATCCGGGCACGGGCACGACGTGGTATGACCTTTCAAACAGCGCATACAACTTGACGAACACCGGCGGCACGTGGACCGTATCTGGAGGCCGTCGATACTTTGAGCTGGACGGTGTAAACGACTATATAACAGGAACAAGTAACACCACTTTGTACAATGTCACCAGCACAGGGTACACTTGGTCCATTTGGTTATATTTTGTTACTGCTCCGGTTTATTTAGATTCTGTTGTAGAAGAAAAAAACAACGGAGTGAACCAAGCGTACTATATGGACCACCGCAACAACACCAACACGAACGGAAACGGGTGGAACTTTAAGACCTATTTCCCAATTTCTAATGTAGAAAGAGGCACGCAATGGAACCAAACTATAGTAACCGGAACGTGGCAACAGATTGTATACACGTTTACATATGCAACAAGTACAAATGGCACGTTTCGAATTTACCACAATGCTGTGCAGCAGGTTAGTACAGCTCAAAATACGCCAGCGGGACGCACATGGGAATACGTAAATACAAGTACCTACCCAGTGATAGGCGCACTTGATTTGAACGGCACTTTGGTTCGATTCAATAATATCAGAGTAGGTGAGGTGTTGCAGTACAACAGGCCGTTGACAGCCACAGAAATCACCAATAATTACAACAGCACCAAATCAAATTACGGGCTATGACCTACTGGTACCACCTCTATACGCTCGCAGAATTGCCAAGCGTTCCGTGGCCGCTCTTTCGGCAGACGGTTTTATGGAATCTCGCGGGCACGGAGTTTATCCTTGAGTACAAAGAAGAACCAGCCGACAAGACCGGCGTGCTCAGCCGAGATGCGGCGGCTGCACTGAGCAAGACCGACGAGTGGCAAAATAACGACCCACACCTTGGCCAAGCCTAAGGCACAAGCGGCACCCGTTCGGATTGAGCGGAAGATTTCGCGTCCCGGAGTGCACGCGAAGACAAAGCAGGGAACCCACAAAGGATCTAAACTGTACAAGAAGACCTATAAGGGTCAAGGACGATGAGCAAGGAAGCTTCGAAGCTGTGGGTGGAGTTTGCTCAAGAGGTGCTGGATGCCTCGAAGCGTGAGCTCGGGACGAAACGTATCGGGAAGAACAAGAACTACGGGGTAGCCACAAGGACCCTCCAGCGATCGCTCGCGTTCAAGTTCCGTTTCGGGAAGACCGGAGTCTCGGAGATTCAGCTTTACGCGAAAGGGAAAGCTTCTAGCTACGCCTCTTTCGTCCACTGGGGAGTGAACGGGACGCAGGTACGCCACGGCTCCCCTTTCTCCTTCACTACGAAGCAACCTCCTACCGAAGCGGTACGCGCGTGGATGAAGGTGAAGCCGATTCGTCTCAGGGATCCGAAGACGGGAGCGTTCATCAAGCCTACGGAGGCGAAGCTGAACTCGGCCGCGTTCCTCATCGCTCGAGGCATCAAGCGTAAAGGAATTACACCCCTCCGTTATTTCATCAACGGGTACGACTGGGCTATTCGCCGCAAAGGGGACAAGCTCGCTCAAGCGGTAGGTGAGGATTTCGTTCGGAAACTCGTAGCTACAGCAAGCCCGGTGACTCTTACCGTGAAGCCCAAATAACATGGCCGCCTCATTTACCTCGAACCCTACGGAGACGTTCTACCCGGCTGGGCAGCCTCTCATCTACACCCTCCAAACGTCTCTCACGATTACCGACACGTTCGCGTTCATCGTGCAGGTAGAAGAGAACGCTGTTGAGATTGGGAAATACTACCTCAAAGCGAACTCGAATAACCGCGCCCACTTCGACCTCTCCCGCATTATTGAGGGACGGACGAAGGTGGACCCTTCGGTGTATTCTGCGACCACGTTCCTGCATGACTACAGCGCGAACTACTACACCCGCGCGAATACCGGGCTAAACAAGTACACGGTGAAGATCGGGGAGTACACCGGCACGGAGGCCCTGAATCAAGCCTCGAAGAACATCTACGTCACGGACGGATACGAGCAAGTTTCGGCCGGCCTGCATCCTTCCTTCTCGGACTACTTCGGGACCGCATCCACGAAGAAATACTGGCTTACGGACCGCGCTCCGGTAAACAACATCATTACCATGTACGCGGCGGACGAGGATGAGGGATTCATGGCCCTGATAAACAAGGACTCTATTCACTCGAACACGGTCTCGGACGTGACTCGGCTTCAGTATCTCATCGCACGACCCGGCACTTCTCCTTTGACGGTTCAAATAGACCTTAATACAACGAACGGCGCACAGCTTCCGAGCGCTTCGACCCCTACGAACGGGTTCCTCGTATACGCGGCTGTAATGCCCTCTCAAGTGCTCGCTCTAAACAGCGTAACGGCGTGGTCGGAAATCATTATCACGCCACAGAACGCTTCTGGGGTTCAGGAAGGGAACCAGCTCCAGATCCTGCCGAGCTGCCCGGGCACTCGAGGAAGCGGAGCACAGGTAGCCTTTGCGAACTCGCGCGGAGGCTGGGACTTCCTCCGGTTCGACGGCTACACGCGCAAGACAATCCGGACGGAGGAAAAGACTTACCGAGCAATCCTCGGTGACTACGCGGCTACGACCTACACGTTCAACTCGTACGCACCTGAGACGGTAGCCTACCAGAAGACTGCGGTTCAAGCGTACGCGCTCTCTGGGGTATTCGACCCTGCCGATGCCTACCTCATCCCCTACCTCTTAAGGTCTCGCCAAGTCTACGCGAAGATTGACGGGGTATGGAGCCCGGTTCGCATCACGGATGGATCTGCGCCGTACAAGACCACTCCAGACTCTCAGGTTACGCAGTTTACGATGAACGTAGAACTCGCACAGACAATCCGATGCTAACCCTTCTCGCCTATCGGACTACGTGGAAGCCCGTCGAGCTCTACGAGTTCGAGCCTGTAAACCTGAATTACTCGTTTACGGATATCACGAAGGTAAATTCTCCTACCTCGAACTACTCGCAGACCTTCCGCGTACCTCTCACGAAGACGAACGAGGACGTATTCGGGCCGTACGACCTCTCACAGGTGCCTTCCTACGACTTGAAAGCGAAGATACCCGCCCGGCTCATGGAGGGAGGGGTGGCGATTATGACGGGCTTTATTCAGGTGAAAGGGTGGTTCGTCCAGAAAGGCAGGTTCGTAGATGTGGAGCTCGCGTTCTTCGGGGAACAAGCCGACCTAGCGAAGAGCATCGGGGAGGATCTTCTTTCGGATTTAGACTGGAGTTCTTTCGACCACTCGCTTACCTATACCGCGGTCACTAATTCGTGGGCCGGAACGCTCCTTTCTGGTCAAATCCGGTACGGCATGGTGGACAAGTGGCGCAACTGGACCTCTACCACGACCCCGGCGACGAACAAGCTATACCCTGCAGATCTCACGCCGTTTATTCGGATAAAAAGCGTTCTAGACAAAATCTTCACCACGGCCGGATTTACGTACGAGAGCACGCACTTCTCCAACTTGGAGACCACGCTGTACATGATGCTCCACAGCGGCGGGAAATTCAATAAGTTCACGACGAACTTCGACTTCAAATTCTGGGTAGGACGCACGACCGACCTAACGATTACAGCCCCTACCACCTTTACCGATGTGAGCTATGAGGAGAATGGAAACTTCTACGACACCGGCGCGGATTTCGTGAGCCCTACGTGGACGGTTCCGCTCGAAGGGGTATACCAGCTCGACTTCTATTTCAACTTCACCCTCGCCACAGCAGGAGCTACGGCTACCTTCCGGCTCACAAACGGGACTACACACTACACGATTGCTAGCGGGTTAACCTCGCCTACCAATACGTGGTTTTCTTTGCAGGTAACCCTTGCATCGACGAGCACGTGGAAGGTTCAGGTACAGACCAGCGCGGGAAATATTACTCTCCTTCGCGGAGCGGCGAACGGCATCCTAGGACTGGGAGGCACCTCATGGAAAGTAGGATACGGCGGCTTCCTTTCTTCGATTACGCTGGATACTGCGAGGAACTTCCCGAAGATGCGACAGGTGGACTTTCTCGCAGGGCTTCAAAAGTGTTTCAACCTCGTATTCATCCCGGACAAGATTAACCCGAAGAAGATTTACATAGAGCCGTTTAACGACTACATGGCTACGGGTGACGTGAAGGACTGGACCGGCAAAATCGATATGAGCATGGACCTCTCCATCACGCCTACCTCCGACCTACAGCGGAAGCGGTATGTGTGGACGCACTCAGCCGGGGAGGACTTTATCAGCCAAGCGATACAAGCCTCGGAGCGGATTTACGGGCAGCACGAAATTCTGGATCCGGGGAACGATTTCGCTACGGGTGAAGAGCGGATAGAGAGCGGTTTCGCTCCTTTCTTTACCTCTTACATCCCGGGAACTGGCTACAACATCCACAGGCTTCTTTCTTCCGATCCGGAAAAGCCAGAAATAGACGAGGTGAAGCCGCGCCTAGCCTTTTATAACGGACAGCTTACGCTTCCTTTCTTGCTCGACAACGCAGGAACGGGGACCTCGAACAACTTCCCGTTCTTCGGGCAGTTTGCCACGAATACCAAAGAGGACGCAGACGTAGCAGACGACTCGCTTATGTTCGGCATTGAGCTTCCGCTCTTTGAGATTACCGCGAACCCCTACGACACTCTCTACAACAAGTACTGGCAGCTTTACGCGAACCAGCTCTATTCTTCGGACGCTCGACTTCTTACCGCCCACTTCCGTCTCTCTACGCTCGATATCTCTACGTTCGAGTGGTCGGACAAAATCTACCTCTTCAACACGTACTGGAGGATTCTCGAAATCTCCGGATACGACCCCACGAGCGAAGGGACGGTACAGGTGAAGCTTCTGAAGATACTCGGCACGATTCGGGACTGTACCTACCTCCCGGCTACAGGAAGAACGGGAAGGATTGAGTTCACGACCTCCACCGGATCGGGAATCTTCACCGTCAACCGCACCTGCTGCGAGCGGTACGGATTCGTTTACGACGCGGCTACCGCCTACTGTTACCAGCCATGAACCAATTCCAAGTAAAGGGGTGCAAGGACTTCGGTTACATTATCGAGGCTTTCCACCTTTTGAGGCAGCCGGGGAAGCCGCGGTGGGTGAAAATCCTAGACGCGGTTTTGGCTTCTCTGGTCTTCTTTGGGTGGTACGGCGCACTCGGTTACCTGCTGGTGAAAATCATTCTCTGGACCCATGGCTAAGAAGAACGAGGTAGTAGTAGATATCAAAGCGGACACGTCCAAACTCGACAAAGCTCTACAGGACGCGGAGAAATCTATGGAGGATCTCGGCGAAGCCGGGGAGAAAGCGTTAGGTGGATTAGACCAGCTTACCGGAGGACTCGCTTCCGGGCTTGTGAAGTCGGTAGCTGGGGCCCGCTCTTTGGCTCAGGGGATGGGGCTTCTAAAGGTGGCCCTGATTTCTACAGGTATCGGAGCGATTGTGGTGGCGGTAGGTTCACTTGCTGCTTACTTCACGCAGACGGCCGACGGAGCCAAACTCCTCGAGCGCGGCTTGAATATCCTTACAGCCACTTTCAACGTCCTTCTGGACCGGGTGGCTAAAATCGGCGGGGCTATTGTCCAGTTCTTTCAGGGTGACTTTGCCGCAGCTTACGAGACCGCTTCTTCCGCCCTTAAAGGTATAGGGGCAGAGATAGCGTCCGAAACGGAAACCATGGACGGCCTCACCCAGGCTACCCAAAGACTGCGGGCCTCACAACGCGATATTATCGTGGAGACCGCCAAACAACGGGCGGAGATCGAGCGGCTGAAGATGGCCTCGGACGACGTAAACCGAACCGTAGAACAAAGGATTAGAGACGCAGAGCGGGCCGCGGCTCTCGAGAAGGGACTTGTAGCAGACCGAAAGGCTATCGCACAGGAAGAGCTTCGTATTGCACGCCAGAAGGCTGCAATGACTCAAGCCACCGAGGAGGAGCTCATGCGGCTCGCGGAACTGGAGGCAGAGGTATACAACATCCAGCAGGAATCGACCACAATCCAGACCGAGCTTCAGAATAAAATAAACTCTCTGCGAGCTGAAGGAGCTGCTGCGGAATTAGAGGCACAGAAAGCCTTACACGACGCGGTAATGGAGCAGGCAAAGGAGCTCAACGACACGAACAAAGCTCTTCAGGAAGGTGTACGCGGGTTACAACAGGTATCAAACGACACCACCCGCACGATTATCGATAATAGCCAAAGAATCCAGACCTCCGAAGCAAACCTGCTGCGCGATTACACAAAGATTCAAGCGGACCGGGCAAAGGTGGCGGTGAACTTCGCTTCTGCGGCTATCGACCTAGTAACCGCGCTCCAAGACGACCAAGATCAAGACAACGAGAAACGCGCGAAACGGAACTTCCAACTCTCGAAAAGCATCTCCCTCGCGAACGCTATCATTAACACCGCAGAAGGTATCACGACGGCTCTCACGGACAAGACTCAGCCCTCGACAATCCTCCGAATAATCCAGACGGCTACCGTAGCGGCGGCGGGTGCCGCTCAAATCGCAGCTATCGCCAAATCCAAGTTCGAGTCTCCGGGCCCTCCTCCTCCTCCTCCTCCGGGTGGGGGTGGTGGTGGTTCAACTGCGGGACCTCCACAGCTCGACCTCTCCTTCATGCAAGGTTCTCAAACGTCCGGCTTCCGTTCGTACG